ACTATAGTCATGACGATACATTTCATACTTTGTCCCTCTCGCCCAATCAATTCTTCTAACAAGTCTTTTTACGTTTGCGGAGGTGACTTTTTTGCCAAACAACATATTGTCACCAATAAAATTGGCATAATCAATGCTGTCAATAGGATTTGGGGTGTCAGTATCCCAATCAGTATCTCTACCAAATCCAGATTCCGTTGGATTTGAGAGACCTACAAATACGTAATATGAGTTAGAGGTATTAGAAACAGAGTCAACAAAATTCCCCGCGTTTAATATTCTAAATTGATCGGTTACAATTGCCGCCATATTAATAGCTTTTTTCTATATTTATACTACCCAAGATCCTTTCTAAGAGCACCAGTGTCTCTCAATCCATATCCTCTTCTTTGAATAGATGGGAATGTTGATAAACCAGAATCAATTGTGAGACCAGTTACACCTATAGAAATTGGAGATGATGATCTAGTAAATCCTGATAATCTACCCCAAGAGAATTTTCCACATATATTTGTAGTAGACCCTGTTGTTGACAACCCAGAAACACTAGTTGTTGAAAGAATATCCGCAGTAAACGATGCATTTGTTGCATTAACCGCAGTAAAGTTTCTGACAATATAAACATTATCGGCAAATGTAGTGCCAACACCAACTTTAGATGTATTAGAACCATTTACTGATGTTACTCCAGATCCAACAACAGTATCATAAACATAGATTGGATAACCATTTGACAATCCAGTGAAAGATGCTGCATTTAGGAAGAATTTGAGAGCAAGAGGATGCGATCCACTTCCCGTACTTGTGGTTATACCTGTTATAATACCAGTAGTACCTTGAACTGTAGTAATATCTAGAATGTTTTCATAAGAAATGTTAGTAGTTGGTGCCAAGACCTGTGGAGACTTAGAGTAAGTATATCCAAATCCAGGATTTGTAATGTTGGCAGTTCCACTTAAAGATCCATTTATTACTGGTACTGTTGCAGTTGCAGTTGTACCCACCCCAACACCAATTGTCTGTGGTGCTGAAATTTTAACCGTTACATTAGAACCAGTGTATCCAGAACCACCACTAGAGATGGTCAACGCACTGATTGTACCCGCCGCAGAAACAGTTGCTGTAATTGCTGCAGCAACTGGATCTGTAGATCCATTTACAATGATGGCATCAACATTTGAAATAACAATAGCAGATTCATTTTCTTCATAGTTAAAGAATTGTGCGTTATCGACAAATACCTCAGAATCAACTGTTGACATGTTACCAATAATTTTAGCAGTTGGATATACTAGTGATTCGATAGAATCTCTAGTCTTATAAACATCTTCTCCACCAAGATTTTTGTCAACTTTTTGCTTAATCCAATTAAATGGTCTATAAGAAGTTTCACTAATACCTAGACCGCTGTAAATATTGGTTTCAATCTTATCTGAAGCGGTAATATTATAAATTGTTCTCTCAGTTTGAGCGAGAACATCTGCATTTTTCTGAAGTAATATACCATCACCAACTTTTATAGTTTCATTTATATTTACAGATACACTGTCTGTCCCACGAGTTCCTCTGTAGAAGAAAATGGAGATGTTATCATTTGTTGTTGGAGCACTTGTGAATGTAAATGATGTTCCTCCCTCAAATTGATAGTGAACTCCTGGTTCTTGAATTACACCATTTACAAATATCAAGAGGACAGCATTTAAATCAATTTCAGACGACGCATCAGTTTCAAAACTCAACAATTGACCATTATAATAAAGTGGGAAACGAGTTCTTGTTCCATTCTGTAAATTAGCAACAGAATCAATGAAATCTAACTCATCAAATTGCAAAGCTGAGAATGAATCCGAGAAGGTATCTAAGACTGTTAGTTCAAAATCTTCTAAAGGTGCTGCTAGGTTTCTATCTGTTACTAATCCAACTGGTTTAAGAACATCACCAACTCTAAATCCGTATCCTGGTCTGGAAATCTTGAATGATTTTACTTCAAATAGTGTGGATCCAATTCCAGTCGTGGAACTAGCACCTACGTCTAGATTTACAAGTAAACCTGTTCCAGTTGCAGTTGTTACTCCAATTCCAAGTCTAGAAACTCCAATCACTGAAAGATTTTCATAATTTGGTTCTGAAACTAGAATACGTGGATTGACGTATCCAGTTCCACCAGAAACCACATTAAATGTTAATGTACCACCAGCACCAACCGTAGCGGTAATATTGGCAGCGGTTCCTGTGTGGTTAGGATCTGTAACACCAATGGAAACAACACCACGATATCCAGATCCAACAATATCTGTAGTTCCTAACCCAACTGAAGTAATAGCACCACCAGACACAACTGCAGTCACTGCTGCACCAACAAGAGGAGCAAATCCTAATCCTGAAGTAGATCCCAATGAAACAATAATTCCACCTCTTGGCAACTGGTTAGTATTTACATCATACTCTGAGAGTATTAACTCATTATTGGTCGATGTTATGCCAGTAAATACAACACTAGAAATACCAGTATTTTCAATGAAACTATAGTTATTTCCAACGTTGTTAACAGTTGTTGGTGTTTGGAAGATATCGTTAATGAACAGAACGCCACTACCAGTTTCTATACCTGTCGTGTTAATACCCTGAACAGTTAATGTGTAAGTTTTACCAATACCAGTGAAAGACTTTGAAACGCTATCATAAATTTGATTTGTAGAATAATCTTGTCTCAGATAAACTCTTCCACCAAATGAAGATCTGGTGTGTGGAATATTACCACTATCAATAAGTTCAGCAGTATTTCCTCTTGGAGCTTCTGTAAAGTGTGCTTTACTACCTACAATATTAAATGCTCCAAGATAAACTCTAACTTCAGCACCATCTAGGTGAGAAGTTGATATTGATCCAACAAATCCTCTGGTAGATTCAACAATATTAAATGCTCCAGTCCCTGTAATTGGTCCGATAGAGGTTGTTCCTAGACCAACAGCATCAACCTTTACAAATTCATTGTCAATCTTCAAGATATCATTTGGTAGAATTGAGGAAATGCCAGATATTGCAAAGAAAGTTGCAGCTGCTCCTATCTGACCACCATTATTAGTTAAAGTATAATTTATAGGTGTATAAGCAAGTGGACTTTGGACCACACCATCGATGGAAATAACAGTTTTTTCCATCTTTTTATACATCTCAAGAGTATGAGCATTTCCGCCACCATATGATGTAAATGTTAACTCAGTTCCAGCAAGAGCGTTTGCTCTACTTGAAGCGAGTTGGAATTCATTACTATTAATTCTAATGGCATAAACCTCAGTTGAAAGACCTACTCCACCAGAAATTTCAATAGATGTTCCTGCAACACCTGTAAAAGTAGAACCTGGTTCATAAATTAGTCTCTCACCAGTATTGAAGAAATGATTTGCAATTGTGAATGTGCCTGTTCCTAAATTTAAAATAGTAGAATCTGACGGATTGAATGTCTTTTCAAATATTGGTGTCCCTTCATACTTTAGATCAAAGTCTTTCTTATTAACTCTATCTCCATTAACAGAATTATAAAGAGACAACACTAACTCTTCTGTTACTGGTCCATATGAAAGTTGTTCTGCAACGTTTAAAGCATCTAGATCAGTTTGAATAATTTCACTATATACTTGAACTGTAATATTGTCAGAAATTCCAGGATCTGGATAAAACTTAAGAACTAAATCTGATCCACTATACTCAGATCCAAATGTACCAATTCCACTTGTACTTCCAATGGAAAGGAAAGGATATTGCATTGTGTAAACATCAGTATCATCATGCACTGTTAAGAGTTGATGAAGTGCTGATGTATCTCCATATCCAACTTTTGCAATAGATTTTATCGTAGTAACATCATTTTTATCAACCGAGATAATAGTTGATACACCAGATGAAACTGAATAATTACTTTGCAGTCTTGCCGAGTTTTCTGATCCATCTGGTTGTCCAGATGCTTTAAATCTGTAAGTTCCTATCCCAGATGCGGTAGTTCCAAATCCAACAACCTTTGATCTGACTAAAATAGAATCACTTTCAGTGTTTTCAAACTTCAGTGAAAGAACACCAGAACTTATGTTCGCACTAAATGTGCCAATAAATCTGTCAGAAACTTCAGAGTTTTCATCATTATCAAAGTAGTATTCTGTAATGTATGTATTCGTGTTATCATGATCTACATATAACTCAACATATGTTCTCTCTGAAGTTGTTGAATTTACAACTTCAATATTTGCAAATAAAGATTCTGTTGAAGAAATTTGTTTTTCTACAATACTAGAAGTAGATCCTACACCAACAACAACATTGGATCCAATTAAATCAATGAACCCTACAGATTGTGTATTGATTCCTGCCAGAGTGCTATTAAAGTTGTTTTTAATTACTTTAATATCATAATCATAATTGAAAGGATCCTGAGGTGTAAATCTTAAGGAAAGTGCATCAGTATCCGAAAGATATGCAGATATTTCACCGATTTTACTATCACCATTATAGATTGTACCCTTTTCAAAGGTGATTATATCTCCAGAAACTGATGGTAAAGTTATAATTTCAGTTGATTGTCTTTGGGAATCATTTGGACTTAGTATCTGAACCAAGTATCTTGAATATCCATCAACAAGATCATATTGATCAATATCATCATATAAATCACTATCTTCTTGATTGGAGAATTGCAGGCTGACATCATCAATACGAAGAACTCTATTTGTTACACAGTTAATATAATCAGATAATTTTCTGTTCTTTAATTTTATAAACTTAGACTTATTAGAAGTTACATCAACATCAATACCAAAGTCAAAGTTATTAATTGTATCTACACGATTTTGACTAATAATGTCTATTAGTGCAACTGAAGTTGAACTTGTAGTAGCAACTGAAACTGAACTCGTACTGGTAATTCCAGTGTCGGCAAAGTTCTTAAGACCAGTCGTATGAACAAGTCTGTTTACTGAATTAACCAGTTCTTCATATTCTATTGGGCTCTTAATAGTATAAGATAGATTTTGATAATAATCATTATCTGGAGTTACTTGATAATCTTCATCAAGTTTTCCAATATCTGTTGACCAACCAAAATCTTTTCTTAGTGAGTAGTCTACCTTAAATATCGCTCTGTTTTCTTCAACTGATTTGATAGTTGCTAGAGTTCCAGAATCTTTTCCTAAGATTAGATCATTTTCTTCTAAATCGTAAGTTCCATAAACTTTTAATAGATCATTAAGATTTTCTGTAACAATTAAATCTCTTTCAATATATGATCCATTATTTTCAGTATAAATTTTTTCACCAAGAATAAAATTCAGAGGAGTTTGAGTTACATCAAATACTGGATAATTTGACTTTCTTACAAGAGAAGCAAATGAATTTTGATTTGTTACAGCAATACCTGCATTTGTTGCATATGCTGAGATATCAAATTCAACTTCAGCTGGATTTGTATTTCTATATGCCGTTATTGGGAAGAAATGATAATCATAATCTTCAGAATTAAAACCTGTTCCTGTTGTTCCAAGTTTCTGTATTCCTTCTACAAACACCTCATCACCAACAAGGAAAGCATCAGTTGTAAATCCTAAAATAGGTGTTGATAAAACGCAAGTGATGATACCTGCAGGTGATGAAATGCAACTGTTAATA